AAGAAGATCCCAATCTTTTCTAGACGCTTTGTACTGCATGTAGTTTTCATACAGATCAGACCCTAATCTACCCAAAACATCATCAGGTAATAGGTCTGCTAAATTATCAAAATGTTCGTTTGTACCTGGCTGGTTTACAGCTTCTGGATCAAAAGTAATTGTAGCACCACCATCTTCATCTTGTTCAACTTGAATATCTTCTGGTCCAACTTGTTCTTCAACGTTTTCTTGAGAAGCTTCTACAAGCTCTTCTTCACTAGGTAACTTTATTTCCTGCTCTACGTTTGGTAGAGACTTGTCTATTTCTGACATTATTTTTCTCCGAGTTCGACACCACTATAATCTTTTTTCCAGGAACATTCAACCCTTGTGGATGAGGTCCTCTAAGTGGTGGTATTGTGGTTGTTAGTTTTTTAGTCATCTTGTAATAGCTTCATTCCTTGTAAACCCAGAGAAGCACCGAATCCAAGTATACCAGCTCTTGATAATACTCTTAAGGCACCGGGGCTCATGCCTAATGAAGCAATGCCTCTAACTGCTGATGGTAGTCCTCTAGTTAGTTTTGGTGTTTGATCTGCAAATGCAGGATATAAATAATTTAATGGATCTGTTGCGATATCTGCAGCAGAATCTCCTTCTGCTATCTGACTTGTAATATCCATAGCAGCTAATGGTGCAAGTAAACCAGGTGATGCTGCAACTCCAAGTCCTCTTCCTAAAACTCTTCCTGCAGTTCTTATCATACCTTTTTGTTCAACACCTAGACCTCTTGATCTACTAGCTTTGATTGTTGATGGTGCACTTATAGCTGTTGCACCTGCAATAGATGCACCCACTGCTGGTAACTGAAAATCTAAAATATCCGGTCTTTCAAAATCTGGTGCTATTGGATCCATTGCCATAGATACCAACATATTCTTTTGTTGATCTTCGTTTGATAAATAACTTGTTGGATCATCATTTCTAAATTCTTTTACGATTGCTTGCACACCTGCACCAGCGGCACCAGCCAGTGTAAATCTTTTTACTCCTGGTGATGTTGCAAAAGTTTTAAGACCTGTTGCAAACTTTCCTATAGTTTGTTGTAAACCTTTTCTAGCTATTACAGGATCTTGGTCTACAGTTACTGCTAAACAACCATCTTTACAAAATCTTCTACCAAACTGTTTCATAGATTCTGCATTAACAGTTTTTTCAAATTCTCCTTCAACTAGATTGTTTACTAACTTATCTATTTTTGCAGAACCAGGTCCTTCCTTATCAATTGTATTTAAAATTTTAGATACTAACGGAGCGTTTTTAATTCCAGCTCTTTTACTTTGTAAGATAAAATCAGCAGCTTTACCTTCTCTTACACCTGGAAATTTTCTATCTACAAGTGCTTGTTCTATTAAAGCATTCTTAACTGTAGCTTTTAAATTTCCTAACCCATCTATTCCAAGTCTTCCAACATTTCTTTCTAGTTGAGTTTCAATCAATCTACCTTTTTTAACATCAAACTTTGGAAGAGTTCTAGAAATACTTGTAGGTAGTTCAAATTCTTTTACAAACCTGTTAGCTGCATTATTGTATACATCTGCTCTAGCCTGTGGTGAGATTCTTGGATTATTAAATGTTGATGCAACCTGAGATTCAATAAATTGATTCTTCATGTTGTTAAATGCATTAGATCCTAAAACTATTCTTGCAACATAGTTAGGATTAAATTTTTTATCTAAAAGACTTATACCTAGTCTATGTTCACCTGCTAATTCTAAACCACCCAGTTGTGCACTTAAAACTTTATTTAAATTTACAACGGCGTTTTGATAAGCTCTAGGGTTTTTTTGAAATTTTTTAGGGAGATCAGCTATCTTAGCAACAGCAGCTTGATATTTTTTTTGATATATCTCTTGTTTTGCTTTTGCAACTTCATTGCTAAAAAAGGCAGCAGAACTTGAAGGAACAACTTTAGATATACTATTAAAATCTGTTATTCTGTCAAAAACATTTCCAGTTTGAAACCTTTTGGGCGCCTCACCTGTTCTTCTTAATTCATCCGAAGTTTTTTCAGATATAATTCCCATTTCTCTTAATGGTTTAAAAAATACAGAAAGCCTTGGATTAGTTATTGCATTTCTGTAGTTTGCATATTTTTCATCAATCAAAGCTCTAGCATTTGGATCAAAAACATTTATTCTACCTATGGCTCTTTGATTATCTGCATACTCACCTAATTCTTTAATTGCTAATTTACCACTAGGTGTTTTTAAAAACGCGTTTGATATAATATTATAGGGTTTATCTTTTTTTAAAAATCCCGTTGTAGATTGTCCGTATTTAATTGGGTCAAATGAAACGTTAAAAAGCTCTGAACCTTTTCCTGAACTTAAATTAGGATAGATTAATGGATCACTAAATTTTTTTCTAACTAACGCAAGTGCTTCTTCAATATCTTTAACTTTACTAAATTCTTTGCTTTTTAAAATATCTTTAAGATCTTTTTTAAAAATATCGTTTATTAGTTTTGCTCTTAGAGCAGGTTTGTTTTTTACTCTGTAGTCTCCACTTGTTGCCTTAGAAGATAAAGTAGGTTCTAGGTATTTGTTTAAAATTGTTTGAATTGCTTTTTTATATTTAGGATCATTAAACTCTTTAATAAACTGAAAAGAACTTGAATCTTTTAAGTTACGTTTAAAGGTTCTTGCTTTTGCAATTTCTCTATATAATTCTTCTACAGCATTTGATCCACCAGCTATATCGGTCTTTACCCAACGAAAAGGACTGTTTCCTAAAAACAATCTTGACCCTAGTCCTTTCTTTTCAAACTCTATAAACTTATCTAAAAAATTTTTTATTTCATTTGCCTGTGTTTTTCTAACGTCTAACAATCCACCTTTCTGCAATGCTTTGTTTACATTATCAACAATAGCTTTACCTGTAATTAATCTTCTTTCTGCATATGGAATGTCCAACCATTTTTCTTTTGAAACATTTCCCTTCTTGTCTAAAATCTCTGGATAAAATAATCTTACAACTTCAATAGGAATAGATGCTCCTCTTTCAGCAACTACACCCTGTGCTCTTAGTTGTGATAAAAAAGATTCTAATGTACTTAAACCTATTCCGTATTTTTTAGCAATATTATTTACCTTCAATCTTTCTGGCATTTTTCCAGAAGCACCAGAAAACTCAATGGCTTCATCCATTAAGTTTAAAAAATCTTTTTCTACTGTTTTGTTTTTAAATTCAAATGGTCTTATAAATTCTGTTTTTCCACTTCTTTCATTGAAAAATGTTTTTAATAAGTCTATGGCCATTACACCTCCAGGATGCCGGCAAGACCACCATTTCTAAATCCAAGTCCTACGTCTAGGCCGAGTTGTTTTTGTATGTCCATAATCTCATCTGGATAGTCATCAGGATTTTTTAAAACTTTATTTAACATTCTAAAGTATTCTGTTTTTTCTTTTCCAACTAAACTTTTATCTGTACCTAAACTTGCATATAGTCTTGAAATATCCTTACCTTCAATACCGTATTTACGTAGAGCTTGATAACCCATTCTACCACCACGAACTAACATACCTGCAAAGAATGGAACACGTCCGCCATCTGCAAAAGATCTATTGAGTGTAAACATAGCGTTATTATCAAGGTCAGTAGTAAAACCAAGATTAGTTCCACCTTTTGTTTGATATCCAAGATTTAAACTTTTGTCTCCTCCTAAAGTTGCACTAGCACCTATATCTAATCCACCTATGTTACCTGTAAAGTCTACTTGACCAGCTAGCTCTTGTTCTTTTAAAGAATCCTGTAAATCAAGAAACGCTTTTAATTTTGCATTGTCTGACATAATTCCTTCTAACCCTATTTTAACAGGAACCTTATTTACAACATCATCTTTTTCTACAAAAGGTGTTACAGGAGGCACGTACGTATTTTGATTATTGTTTCCTCCACCACCTCCTCCTTGAGGAGGACCCTCTCCAAAATCAGATTTAGTTCCAACATTTCCTTGTCCAATGCTTGAGGCTTGTTCACTACCACTTCTATACGCAGCATCACCACGATATCCTAAAACTTCATCAGACTCTTTTACAAGTTGTGAATCAGCTGCAGGAACTCTACCGCCATCTGCAAATTCAAAATCTTCTGGGTCAACTGTATCAGGATCGAATGATCTACTAGTTATTGTGTTACCTTTTGCATCTCTAACTCCAACTAATTTTTCTGCAAATTTTTGTATGTCATCTGCATTATCTAATTGTGCAACAGCTGATGCAACCTTTGGTCCAAAATATTTTTGTACCAATAACATAGGGTCTCCCATTCCTCCGCCACCGCCTTCAGTCATAAATTTAAAATCATCTGCTTCCATAACTGATGATAAAGTTGGACCACTCGGGAAACTTGGATCTTCTAGATCTTTTATTCTGTTTAAAAATTCTCTAGCATTTCCTCTTGCAGCTGGCTGAGCAGCTTTTGAAACACCTATGTTCATATAGATTGTGTCTACTACATCGTCTATGATTAGATTATTATTTTTTACATTCTTTAATAATTCTAAACCTTGACCTGTCGGTAATATAGTATCTCTAATATCAACACCCTCTGGTATATCTACTGGCGATGCAATATCATCTGCACCTCCACGAGAACCTGGAGGAGGTAGATCATCTGCATATTTTCTTAAAGTTTCAAGTCCACCAGGAGTTAGTCCTTCTGTTCTTGATGCAAGATCCGTAATGTTTGCTGGCGCTGCTGGTGGAAAGTAAACACTCTCCATTGTCTGCATATTTTTTAAAAGCTGGTTTGCTTGTATGTCGTTCAGTTTACCTGATACAGCGTAACCTACAGAGTTTGTTAATTCTTCTACTGCTTTTGATTGTGGTAATACGGCAAGAGCCTCTTGGTTGATATCCATGTCCAACATCAACTCTGGAGACTTACCTTTACCTAAAAAATTTACATTTGTTTTTGTGCCAAGGACCTCGGAAGTATTACCTCCAAGTTTTTTGTACAATGATATAATTGCATCTAACGTTTGTTTCCTAGCCATAGTATTCTAACCTACTTCTATCTGGCAATGGTTCGTCCTCATATGAGTCTTTATTACGAACTAAGCCACCTTGTTTAATACGCATAATCGCCTGTGTTGTGGAGTCGACATAGTCATCGTGATCTCCAAACGGAAATGATGCGCACTCTTCCACAACCTCTTGAGCGAAATGTTCGTGCATAGGAGCCCAGACCATCCCCATCTCAAAGAGCGGTGATACAGAGTTTACTCTTGCATGTTTATCATTTCCTCGGCTCGGCGTAAAGTTAATTACTGGGATACCCATATCTCTCAATTCTGCCGTCAGTGGAATCCCTGATGCCTTGGCCTCGACTACGACCATGTCAGGACGCCAGTACAAATACTCCTCATGAGCTATTTTACGTAATTCAGGGAACTCGTACCTGTCTTTGAAAGCGTTCAATAATATTATATTCTGTCTACCATCGTCATCTTTAAAAACTCCCCATGTCGTTATCGCACTGAAGTCGGCAGATTCTTTTTTCAA